CCCTTGCAGGTCGTGAAGAGGTAGCTCTTCATCCCGAACCTCTTGAGCCGCTCGCCCTCCTGGTAGACCTGGAGCTTGTCGTTGATCCAGCTCATCATCTGCGCGAAGGTCTTGTTGCCGCACAGGGCGATGAGCTTGGTGTTGGAGCCGACAGTCTCGTGGAGCTGCAGCGGCATCTCGTTGGTGAACCAGTCGTGCGACATCGAGCCGCCGCCCTCGATTGCCACGTACTTCCAGTTGTACAGACCGCGCATCGTGTGGAAGGTGTCGGCGAGAACCGCGTCCGTAGTCGTCTCGTTGGTGCTGGCCGGCCGCTGCGAGAACAGCATTGCCATCTCGCACTTGCGCAGCCCCTCCGGGATGTTGCGGGCCTTGAGCCGCTTCCAGAAGTTGCCGCCGTAGTGCGGGGCGCCCTGCGCCGTGCGGGCGATGGACACCGGGAACCTGAAGATCTGCGTCAGGTTGTACAGGTTGTCCTCGTCCTTCTGCAGGACGTACGGGTCGCTGGAGCCTTCCTCGTACGCCGGGCCGATTGCCAGGAGCGTATCGCCCACCGCGCACGAGAACGTCGTTCCGCCGATGGTCGTCACCGCAAGCGTGGTGCTCGTGGTGATGGAACCGATGCGGCAGACCGTCCAGTTGGCCGTGTTTACCAGACACATCTTCACCGTCAGACCGTCGCCGCTGCTGACCGTGAAGCTGATCGGCGAACCGCTCGATGCGCTCGCTGCCGTGAACTCCACCGCCAACGGCGAGTACGTGAACGCCTCGTACTTCCGCGACTCCACGCGCCGCTTCCTGATCAGGCCCTTCTCCTGCGCAATGTCCGAGCCCTTCACGAGCCCGCTGGACACAAGCGCCAGGATCGGCGTCTCCGGCCACAGGTGCCGGATCGTGTCCGACACGTCCCTCTTCAGAGTACCGGTGGTGCTCTGCGAAGGCGTGGTCATCATGCTTGTGTAGTACGTCGCCATGTTATCCTTCCTTCTTGCGGCCTACGCAGGCCGCCTGTTGTGTCCCGTCCTATACCTCGTCCACCGTGGCGGGGATTGTGTCCTCGCCCAGATATTCCGCAAGGGCTTCCTCGGACTTCGACATGCTCTGCTTGCCGGCCCGGATCTTCGATGGCTTCCGGTGGGCCGCCCGCTCCCTGTCCTCGACTTCCCTTGCTCCCATGCCGCGCACGGACTGGAGGAAGTGAGGAAGCATCTGCAGAGCCTGCTGCCCGCGGATGAGCTGCCGTACGAAGTTGAGGCCCGCCATGTCGCTGGCTATCGATTTCGTCCACCAGCGGTTCATGCGGTCCTGCATCTCGCGCGACGTGCCTTCGCGCTTGTCCGGATTCATCAGGTCGTAGAGGGCGTTGATGATCTGGCCCCCTGTCTCCCCGTACAGAAACTCGCCGACATCCTTGGAGTCCCCGAACTTTCCTGCGAACTGCTCCTGGTTGGCCCGCGCTCTGGCCGCTAAGGCTTCCCACGTCCGCCGATCCGCTTCGTCGAGCCTGTCCTTCTCGCCACGCTCGAAGTCGAACTGGTAACGCCGCCTCTCGAACTGCTCGTTGACGACCTGGCTTACCGCTTCCTGGGCCATCCGGTACGCAGTCGTTTCGTCCTGCCCCGCCTGCCGTGCCTTCAGGTAGGCTTCGGGGAAGATCGAGAGGTTGGTCGTGAGGTCCTTGCGCCATTGCATGTCCGCGTCCATGCGGGCTTTCCATGGCGGTACATCTTCCCGGGGCTTGCCGTCGGGTGTCTGCTGCTGTTGCTGCGGTTTCTCCTGGAGCATGTTGCGGCCGGGATACCTCCACTCGGCCTTGGGGTCGGAGAAGTAGGTTACGGCGCCATCCGAGTCAAACGCCACCGGTGCGCCCTCGCCTTCCCCGGGCTTGAAGAATCGGGAGAGGAAGCCCTTGTCGATGGGCTTGGGGGCCTTCTGCTCGCGCCCCTCTTCCCCTTCCTTCTCCTTGCCGGCCGGGGCCTTCTCGCCGCCCTGCTGCTCCTGCTTCTTCTCGCCCGCTTTGGGCTTGCCGCTGTCCTTGCCGGCGGTGTCGTCCCCACCCTCGTCGATGGGGTTGCCGTTGTCGTCGGAGAGCTGATACTGGCTGAAGTAGTCCCCGGCCAGCCCGCCCTGATCGACAGTGGTTCCTGCTGCCTGTCCCTGTTCGTCTGCCATATCCCGTCCTCCTTGTTTTCGCTCCTTTGGGAGTGTTGTAGTCTCGACTATGCGTCGCTGTCGCAGTCGATCTTGAACGTCTTGCCGCCGATCTTGATGATCAGCGTGTCGTTGGTGGAGTCGTTGATCGTGATGCTGTCGATCTCTGCCCCGCCGCCGACGGTCAGGTTCCCGGCCCCGGCGCCGCCGCATGTCAGGCTGTCGCCGATGATCAGGTTGTCCTTGAAGGTCATCCTGCCGGCAACCGTACACGTACCCGATATGCTGTCCCCGAAGGTGGTGTTGTCGTCGAATGTCGGCCGGCCCGTGAAGCGGATGTTGCCGGCGAGCGAGTCCACGTTCGGGTTGCTCCTGATGCTGTCAAGGCTCACCTTCTTGGTCCATGTCGCTTGACCGCTGAAGATGATGTTGCCTGCCAGGCTGTCCACGTTCGGGTTGCTGCGGATGTAGTTGGTGCTGAGACTGTCGATGTCCAGGTAGTTGCCGCCCTGGGTTTCCGACAGCAGCGCCGCCACTTCAGTCAGCAGCGTGTCGTACGCCTTGTACCTCCAGTCGTTGCCGCTGACACTGGAGAAGTCCTTGGCTTCCGGGATCAGCCGGCCGTTGACGCGCTTGGCCGCCACTCCCAGATTCAGGCCCAGGCCGCACAGGAATCCGGCCAGGACCGTAATCAGGAAGACTCTCGATATCTTGTCCATTCCTCACCTCCATTGCCTTCCTTGTGTTTGTTCGACCAGATCACCCGGTCGTTGAGCACCGACCGGCGAAACAGCACCCGAAAGTCCGTCGGCCTTCCGCCGTCGCCCTCCACGCCGAGCGTGTCCACAAGCGTGTAGTGCCGAATCACGCCGTTGTGGACCGTCACCGTTGCGAAGAGGCGCCGTTCCCCGCCGATCTGCTCTTCGAGCGTGCCGTATACCTCGACTTCGCCGAAAAGGCGCTTGGTGCGGATGTGCTCAAGCAGGCTGTCCAGCTCCTTGCATCCGAACCGGGCGAGTTCGCGCACGGCGCCCGCATTGACATCGGGCGGGATCGCTTCTGTGCGCGGGAGGGCTCTCAACTCCGAGTACCTGTACTTCATGCCGCTGCTCCTTCCGTCTGGGCCTCTTTCAGGCTGGCTGCTGTCGTTTCGGCTTTTGCAAGCTCTTCGTGTATGGTGTCCAATGCACGCAAGCCGCCGACGTAGATCTCGGCTTTCTCCGTCGGGGCGTGCAGCATGTTGCGGATGAATGCTTCCCGTGTGTCGAGAAGCAGGAACCGCATTGCCGGGCTGCGCGCGATGTCTGAGAGCGCGTCCCAGTATGCGGGATCGTCCTGGGCGTAGGTGCGGATGGGCGCGTAGATGCGCCGCGCCTGGAGCTTCTGGAGCAGTTCCGTCGCGGAGTCCACGAGGGCCTGGGCTTCGGCGTGTTCTTTGCGCCAGCCCGCGCCGAAGGTGAAGATGTTGACGATGTATGTCCAGAGTGCTTTCATGCCATCCTCACGCTGCCGCCTGCATCTGACTCGGTTGTGGACCGCCGGCGCCTGCCATTGCCGGCGGCTGCATCGGCGCTCCCTGCGGTATCATGACCTGACCGGCCTGAAGTCCCGGTACCGGCATTGCCTGTTCCGGCGGGGCCGGGGGCAACATGCGGTCTACCTCGATCCCCAGCTCCAGCTCGCGGAACCATTGCCGCGCGACATCCTCCATGTTCACCCGCTGCCACGTCGGGTCGCCGCTGCCCTTGAAGTTGACCATGGCCGTGATTGCGTTCTGCAGATTCATGAGCCGGATCTGCTGGTTTCTGGTCAGCGAAGTCTCGATGTAGTAGCCATACTCGCCGAGCATCTGCCATTTCTCGAACTCAACCGGCGCCGCATCGGGCCGCGGCCGGATGCGGATGCGGTCCCCGAGTCTCTGCTGGAGGATAATCGCCTGTTTCTCCCCCATGTCCTTCATGCCGACGGAGAACTCGTTGAGGTAGAAGTTCTCCTGCACGTCGCCCTGCTCGTTCATGTAGATGGCAGCGGTCGCTGTGTTGTTGACCGGACCTCCCTGTGTCGGTTTCCGGTTCATGTCGCCCTTGGTCTTGAGCCGTGACGCGGCTTCCTTGACCTGGGCTGCGATCCAGTCCGCGTTCTGCATGCTGGCTTCCGGGAACTCGTACCGGAAGAAGAGGTCCTTCGCGCCCATGCCTGGCTTGAGCATGGTCATGTCGAACGGCACCCATCCGCCATTCTTCGCGCGGCTGTTGATGTCGGCCACGTCCACGAGGCCGCGGGGGTACATGATGTAGTTCTGCAGCGCACGCAGGCCGTTGTCCGCCGCCATGCCGAAGAGCAGATTCAGGTAGTTCTCGTGCGGAACCACGCCTTCGCTGTCGGTGTTGCTCCACCACCACTCTTCGCGCTGGTCGATTCCCCACGTCGTGAGCGGCCGGATGTCCCAGTCGTTGGGGTTCTCCTCGATGCGCACGATGTTGTCGCCGATGCGCTCGACGTAGTACTCGGTTTCGTCGTCCTCGTTGCCCTTGATGTTGAGTGTTCCCCACCAGTACTGAATGTCAAGCCCTACCGCGTGCGGGTCTTCGGCCTTGCTCGCGGTGTAGTAGTTCGGGTCGTTGCGGCCTCCGCGTTCTGCTTCGTCAAGAATCTTCTTCATGTTCTTCTTGACGTAGAGCGCGGGGTTGGCCTCGAACTCCGCTATGACCGCCGACAGGTGTTCGCGGCCGATGTAGCCCTGGTAGTCGCTGTCCCTGGGGTTGATGATGTTGGGGTTCTGGAAGTAGTTGAGAATGTGTACTTCGTCAAGATAGACGCCCTTGCGATACCTGGGCTTCGGCTGCCGCTCGTATCCCAGCGCCACGCCCGCGACCATGCGCCGCTGCGTGACCATCGACTCCGTTGAACTGCCCCGGAAGTAGTGCACGCCCACGGCGCTTCCGTACCGGGAGCAGGAGTTCACGATCTGGCGGTACGGCCCTTCGCGGAACTTCGTGGACCGGATGTTGCTCTGGAGCGTGTCCTGCATGAGCCGCGCGCCTTCCTCGGTGCTGGCAATCGTGGGCACGACCGAGATCAGCGGGTCCTTCGCGTAGGCCGCGTGGATAACCGATCTGCGCATCAGGTACACTTCGCGCACGAGCGGGATCGCGATCTTGCTCTTCCAGTCGTTGATGGCGCGTCCGCCGCTGCGCGTCTCGTGGTATCGCATGTCAATCGAGTCGCGCAGTCGCGCGTAGCGATTCTTGAGCACCTTGAAGCAGGTCGATCCGAAGTATGTCGATATGCGATCGTCGACGTACTTGCTGATCGCCTTCTCGTGCTTCTCGAACTGTTTGACCAGATCGAGCGGCATACTCTACCTTCCGGTCGGAACGTACTGGCGCTGGTGCAGCTCGAACATCAGCACCGTTGCCTTTCCCACCCTCTGCCCTGTCAGTCCCTGTGCCCAGAACCGGATCAGCTCTCCCCACTCCGGCACAAACCACCGGTCCTGCACCGCGTAGCCGCTGACATCCGTTGTGTCCGCGTGCTTGAGCCAGTACGACGTAATCGTGCCGGCCGCCGCCGTCACATTGACCGTATCCTTGCCCAGGCTATCGACCACGAGCGTATCCAGCACCGTCCTGACGCTCCAGATCGTGTCCTTTGCGGGCGTCGAGTTCTGGGTGATGAGCCCGAGTTGGTATCCCCAGCGGAACTTGAGCGAATCCGAGGCAAACCCCGAAGACGCCGTATCATCTGCCTTGCACAACACCCGTACGTCTTCGCCGTCCGTGATGGACATGGCGCGGGTGTACTTGGTCGTGGTCTTCAGCGTGTCGGTGATGGAGAGCGTGTCCTTCCATCCGTCGGTGTTGCGCTGTGCGAGCGCGATTCCGGCCAGAGCGAGAAGTACGACAGCGATTCGGCGCATTTCTGCCTCCCTACTTGAGTGCACCGGCGAACTTCCGGCGCTGCAGCTCGATAACCTTGTCGGTCTCGAGGACGTGTATGTGTGATGGCCTGTGGTGTTTGACCAGTGCCTTGTGGCAGAGCACTTCCAGCGCGCGCGGCTTGCCCTCTTCGCGACTGATCATGCGGCAGCACTCGCGGAACCGCGGATTCGCCATGAAGTTCACGACCGCCTCCCGGACCGGCACGATCCGCACGCCCCGGCCGGGGGTCCCCGTCATGGTGTACGGTGTTTTCTCCGGTAGTCCGCTCATGCGCAGCTCACCTCGTGCAGAAGTTCCCTGTACGGACCGACCATTTCCTCGGTCTTGAACGGCACCAGATCCGGCGCCTGCCTGGCCCGGGCGGCTTTCGAGTCTCGGTTCCGCATGACCAGGCTCTTGAGCAGCACGGCGCCGTACCGGGCCTCGTCGGCCGTGTCGTCGCCGGCGCACGGCACGTAGACCTCGGGGTCGTTGGGGTCTGTGGACATGGCCTGCATGTCGATTTCGTAGCTCTCGTTGTACCGGGTCCAGTGCACCATGCTGGGAAGCCCGTCCTGCACGGCGAGCATGTCCCGAAACACGCCGCATCCGCCCTTCCGGTCGTCGTTTGCCCGCACAAACGCTGTGCCCTTGCCGCGGAACACGTCCTCGTACTCGTCGATTGCGCTGCTGGCGAACTCGTCCCGAAGCGCCCTGCGGTTCCATGCGTCCTTGCCGGCCGTGACCGTCTTGGGGAACTTGCCGCCGGTCCACTGGAACGTCTCGATCCTGTCGCGGATCGCTTCGGCGTGGTCCCTGTGCGTCTTGCCGTTGGCCTTGTACGTGAACAGCCGGTGCGCTCTGTCGCGCGTGTCGAGGTAGTAGAGTCCGAAGCTGGTGTAGTCGCCGATCCCCACGTCCAGAGACCCGTAGAGTCTGTCGGTACACGTATCGGTGATGTCCCAGGGCTGCTCCCTGTGCGCATCGGTGAGCGTGAAGAACTGGCCCTCGAAGGATTCCCAGCTCCCGTCGCGCCATGCCGCCCGCACCTTGTCGGGCAGCCCGTCCAGGAACCCGAGGTACTGCTTGGAGATGTCGGGGTTGTCCTTGGCGAGCACCGGAATGAAGATCCGCGAGTACCCGGTCTTCTGGTCCACGACCGTCTTGTTGCGTGCCGCGTCCACCCAGTACGCCTTGACCCATGCGTGCCCGGGCCCGCCGGGGTTCGTGCTCGCGTAGAGCTGCGCTTCCACCCCTGGCTCGCTGCACCGGAGCGACCCGAGCAGCAGCTTGTAGTCGTCCAGGCACTCTACGGTCTGGGTCAACTCCTCGAACAGCATGCGCCAGTACTCGTGCCCGATGTACCGGCTCAACGTCGCCTTGTCCTTCCAGTGCCCGAGCCTTGTCACCCCGCCCCCGCGCCAGCGGATCTCGGCCGGGTTCCCGACCACTTCCCCGTACCCCCGATACGCGAGCTTGGCGCGGAAGATCCAGTCGCTGAGGTCCTCGTAGTCCCGCCGTATGACGAGCGACCGGTACCGCGGGTTGTCGATAAGCGGCTTGTCCTCCGGACCCACAAGCCACATGAGCCCGACTTCCGTCTTCCCCCCGCCCCGCGCGCCGCCGACCAGCAGCTCCGTCTCCGACCGCTCCAGGATGATCTCCTGCTTCCGGCAGTTCGGACCCCACTCCCCAGCGCTGTGTCTGTACGAGTCAGGCACTGGCCGCCTCCGCAGTCGCTTCTGCCGGCACCGCTTCCCCCGCCGGCTCTTCCTTCGGCTTCGCCGCCTTCTTCTCGCCCCCGTCCCCGACCGGCGCCCCCACCGGCTTCCTCTTCGGCAACCGCAGCACCCGCGCCCGGTTGTCCTCCAGCGACACCTTCTTCGCGTCCACCCACCCGAAGTTGTTGCACAGGTCGAACTCTATCCCCCGCGCATTCTTCGTCGTCGGGTCCGCCAAGTCACTCGCCCGCCGGTCCTCCATCCGCAGCAACGCCTGCCGTATCAGCTTCCCGTACCTCGGGAACTGCGCCAACACGTCCAGGTCCTTCGCCCGCTCCAGGTCCAGCGCCACCGCCAGCCCCGCCTTTGTCTGCGGGTGCTGTCCCCGCTGCCGCATGTACGACTCAATCGTCCGACCAACGTCCTCCGCGGACATCGGTCTCCAACCCTTCGGCAGCCGAACCTGCTCTTTGCCCACCTGGCCCCCGACGTCTCAACCGCTCCCGGCATAGTATACTGCATTCCGCAGGGTTTGTCAACACCTCCCCTTGTGTGCCGGCCCCGCGATGTCGAGAAATGGTGGGAGGGCTAGCCCCTGCTGGGGGACCCAAACGCGGAAATCGGGTGCACCCCCCCCTCTTGGCTGCATGGATTGGGGCATGTGGATCGGGCTGCTGCCGGTCCCAACGCACAGCCAGGCCAAGCCACGCATCTCTACTGCGTTGCTCACCAGTTGTAACTCGCCACACCACAACGACCTGCAACAAGTGCCATTGGGCGCAGATCTGCACACCACTACGGGTTGTGGTGCTGGAGCCTG